TCAGAAAGCCGCTGCTCAGACGCTGTCTCACGATGAATTTGGCTGGTATAATTTGACGTTGGACGCAACTGACACAAACACAGAAGGACGGCTCATAGTGGCTATTCATGAAAGCGGTGCTCTGCCAGTATGGAGAGAGTTCATGGTAGTGAACGCAAACGTGTACGATAGTTTGTGCGCCGCCGCCACAACAGATTACTTGCAAGTAGATACAAAACAGGTCGAAGGTTCGGATGCAACCGACCAAATCAGGGATGCGGTTGTCGATGATAGTACGAGAATAGATGCCTCCGCATTGAATACACTTTCAGGACACGACCCCGCCGAAACTATTGCGGGCACGAGCGATATTTCAGGATTGAATGATATATCATCGGCAGATGTAATAACTGCTTGCACCTCATCTTTAAATACTTATGACCCGCCGACAAGAGGAGAACTCACTACAGATAAAGATTCTATTATTACAGAAGTAAATGCCAATGAGACTAAAATAGATACGCTGGCGACTTCTGCTGCATTGGCTACTCATGATGACAAATTGGACACCGTTAAAACCGAAACTGATAAATTGAATAATATGATAGAGGCAGATGGTGAGGACTTTAGATATACTACCAATTCACTTGAACAAGCACCGACGGGAGGTTCTGCTCCTACGGTAGGAGAAATTCGGGCGGAAATGGAAGGTGAGGGAACAAAATTAACAGAAGTGAAAGCTAAAACTGATAATTTACCAGCAAATCCTTCACCCGCAAACGAATATGATACTGAAATGGCTCGGATAACTGCGAATGTAGCGACTGAAGCTAAACAAGACATAATAGATACTAACGTTGATACTTTGGTAACAAGAGTGCCGAGTGAAGTTGCACAGAAGTCCCATTTAGTTAATGGAACTGGTAATATAACTCCAACTACTAATAAGGGGATATGGGATAGTCTTGGAGATGGTAGTAAATCAATTTCAGGATTGAATGATATAGACGGCTCAAGTGTAACAGTAACTACTAATAACGATAAAACAGGATATAGTCTTGCAAGTGATGCCGTGAGTGCAGCAGCATTAAAAACCGATGCTGTAACTGAAATAGTAAATGCTATTTTTGCAAAAACAGGTCTTACTGCTGGAGGCTCTGCATCATACGGAGATATAACGAAAGCAATATATTCCGCATTAAGAGGAAAGATTGCAAAAACAGGTGATTCTTATGCTTTTTATGACGATAACGATTCAACTGTACTATTCACATTAACTATCGGGGCATCTTCGAGAACGGTGGCGTAATGGCAATAATTAAAGGAGATATGCAATCAATCGGTATGTCAGGCTGGTTCTTAACCGAACAATTAGTTTGTGATTTTCCGGCAACCGGTGATGTCGAGGAAGGCGTTAAATTTGATAACGGCAGTAAAACGGGAACGTTCGTTGTGCCTGCTGAAAATATTGTAAAAGATACTGAAACTTATGGTGATAATGAAGAATTTACCGGCACATATACTACTGAAAAACATGATGTAAAATTAGAAGATATTGGGGTACAATTACGATGAGTACAACTCGAATTACCAAGAAGTGGTATGTAGACGATGTATTAACCGAACCCACATCAATAGTTTTATCTGACCCTACCGGAGCATACGGTGTAAAACGAAATGATACGGGTGCTGTGGTTGTAGCAGACGGCACAGCAATGGAGAAACTCGATACTGGATATTATACATACAGCTTTGCCGATCCTGATTATGGTTTAACATATACGTACTGGATTGAAATAGTATATAGTGGAGAAACATATTACTATGAGGGTACAGTAACAGGCGGAACTTCCGATGCTGCGGGTGCACCGGCACGAACTGGCATTATGGATTTAGCCACTATGGTCGATTTATTTAATATAAAGGTTGGCGACCCTAAAGCCAATGAATTTAATATTTCCCATAAACTACATTATTTGAATCAGGGACAGAACAGGGTAATAAGGCTATTAAAACGTGAAATGCTTGAAGATATCGATGCTTCCGATACATCACAGACACTCGGTTCAAGCGGAGAATATGATTTATCCTCTTTGACATATACTGTTTTCGATAATTATAGAGCCATCGATGCAGTACGACTGACAAACGGTAATTTCTGTGATAAGGTATCTTATAGAGAATATATGTCAATGATAAATAAGTCATATACGATAAATAGTTCATGTCCGATATATTATCGGCGTGGAAATATCATTTATGTTGTGCCTTATTCCGGGCACACGATAGATGTTTATTATATGAGAAAACCAAATGTAATGACAAACAGCGTTACATCGGGCAATATAGTTGCCGATACAAGTTATTACGTTCATCAAAACACGGGCGCAAGTTCGTTCACCGTTACTTATAACTCAACTGAATACACAGACGGAGATAGTTTTACGGGTGTAAGTGGAGTTACTACATTTGCTACGACTGGCAGCGGTCGAGTGATGTTAGGTTGCGAATTTGACAATGACATTCAAGAAACAATCGTTTTAATGAGTGCATATATGGCTCTCGATGACACTTCGGTTGATAATGAATATTACGAAAAACTTATGATGAGAGCGCAGAGTTTATATGCAAAAGCAATGCACAATATCGATGAAATGAACAAAAACTGCAAGATTAGCGACAGTACAAATCTGGGGATAATTCGGAATATAAATCAGGAATTAATCACAAGAAGTGTGGCAAGTAACAATATTTATAACTGCTAAGGGAGCAATATGGCATTAATTCAATTGAAAGATGTGAATCAAGTGTATACTAACGCAGATTCGGAGGATATTCCAGATTCGGCTGCGGTAGAATTGAAGAATTTCCGACCTGTTCATGGCAAACTGGTTAAAACCTATGGGCTGGGTGCTAAGATAGGATATGCTCAGGCAAACGGGGAAAACTTTGCCGTATTACTGCACAATGATTTCGATTCAAGCAACCATAGCGGTACTGGTTATTTATATATAGTTGTTGAAATCAACACATCCACAAAAGTTGTTTCATTGTTCGGGTGGAAAGAAAGTAGTGACTCATGGATTAACCTAAAAACTACTGGAATGACAGGCATAACCTTTGCTCAGGACTTGACATATTATCATAAAGAAGCATTAAATCCGATTATACTTGAAAACGATATATTCAGATTCTTGCCGGGAAATGTAGGATATGCAACGGGTTCAACTGAAGCGAAGGGTATATGGCTTGGTTATATTGATAGAGATTTCTTTGACGGAGCATATTCACCCACTGCTCAGTTTTATGATTATGAAGCTCCGTTAGAAAATCTAAGACCGATATTGTTGGACTTGACAAATATAACTATCGACCCTGCCGATGGCACTCTATTTGAAGCAAATGAAACTATTTATTATAGATTTTCATATATATACGATGGTATACAGGAAAGTTTATTATCTGATTACTCCATAGCGTTTCATAATTTAGACAGATCGACATCTGCAAAAAATTTATTTCCGAGGATAAGTTTTCAAATTCCAGAAACAGGTTCGTTTAAACATAATTTAAGAGCAATAGCTCTAAATATTTACAGGTCGAAGTCTCTTAGCTCTATTAGTACATATAGAAAAATACACACTATAAACTTTTTGAGAGATGACGGTGAATACGAACATGACAATGAAAATGCTGGTGTGAAAGATTATGAGGTTGGTCAGGAGTACGCTTATGTTCCCGCATTGTATGATTATGAGTTTGATGGTGATGAGGATTATGTTCTTGTAATATACAATCCAGATGGAACTACGTTTTATCAGCATTCAATAACAAATCCAGAAACAGCGGGGAATACCGGAACAGATCATGTTATATTTGAAATTGAATCTGATATTACTGGTTGGGTTGATGGTGTTGACGCATGGAATGTAGATTGGAAATTAAACCTAACAGGAACAGGTGAAGTAGCAAGTGGAACTGGAGGCTGTTATGCTGGTAACAAGTGCATAGTGTTTTTAACTGAGCAATATGACGAAGATATCAGGCTTGATGAGGGAATATATGCAGGTGGAATGTTTGTATTGTGGGATAGCGCAGGAACCATATTAACGGAAAATTATGTTACTGGCAATGTTATAAAAGCTATACATGTATTTGAGAAATATACAACATCTTCCACAAGTTCAGATACATGGAAACTTATGTCTGTCGCTAAAGGCTTGTATCACACGGTTGAGACTCCATCAACGTTCCATAATTATTATTTCTATGATGTCGGCTTAGCAGATGGGGATGCACATCCATTAGAAAATGAAAAATATATAAAAATAAATGGTAAATATGCAATAGAGATAAATGGACGTCTTGTTCAGGCAAATATAGTTCTCGATCCGGGTGGCAAGAACGAGGTTCACGAGGATTGGTTTAGTTATTCCGAATTAAAACAATTTGATGTAAATCCCGGAAGCAATGTAGTCCGAGCTATAGATAAAGAGGGTGGTGACATAACAGGTTTATCTAAATTATTCGGTAGTGTAATTATATCGAAAGAACATAGCATATTAAGAGTAAATCCTGAAACATGGGGCATAATAGAAACA